CTTCTATATCTGATAAGGAGCTAGGTGGTGACTTAACTCCCCAACTCCCCATAATGCTAGTAGGGGCTTAGTAGCTCCAGTTGTCATACTAGGGCGTCCCTGGGGTTGCATCGTTGATTATGTTATAATGGGGCCATTGAAACCCAATACAGGAGGGACATCATGGCAAATCAATACACTGATAAGATGAAGCACAGGCATCGCATCTTCTGTCAACTGTTTGCTACAGGACGCTACACTCAGAAGGACGCATACCTAGAAGCGGGCTACTCGAAGGGCGATGCTAAGGCTGGCGCGAGTCGCTTAATGGCTAAGCCCAAGATACAAGCGAAGGTGCGAGAGCTCCAGCGCAAGCACGAGGCCAACTGTACAACAGACGCCAAGTGGATACGTGAGCAACTGGAGCTAGTTGTCGCTAAGAGTGGCAAGGGCGAGGAGATAATGGTCAAGGTCGGCGATGAGTACATCGGGAGCGGTGAGTTCAAGTACGACGCCCCTGGTGTTAACAAGGCCTTGGATACGCTGAACCGCATGAACGGTGGCTACGAGAAGGACAACACCCAGAAGTCGGGCAACATCAAGGTTAAGATGGAGTTCTAATAGTCCTCAGCGTAACGCTAAGGGGGCTACAAGCAACGAACAGGGGACAACTAAGGGCAAGGGTAGGGTAGATGCCTATCGTGCCTCCTAGCCCCCTTAAAACGGAGATAAGATGCAAGACAAAGAGATACACTACAAGGCACCCGCCACATTAAGCAAGTTCCATCACGACACATCACTGGTACGAACCATACTCGGGCCCATAGGGAGCGGTAAGTCAGTTGGATGCTGTGCTGAGATAGTACGCATGGCCCAGGTGCAGAACCCTAACCCCGACGGCATACGATACACGCGGTTCGCAATCATACGTAACACCATCAAGGAGCTCAAGGATACGACCATCAAGACGTGGCTCGACTGGTACGGTGACCTGGGTGAGATGCGATGGACCGACCTCAACTTCCACCTACGCTTTGGTGACGTGGACTGCGAGATACTGTTCCGTGGTATGGACCGACCCGACCAGGTGAAGTCACTGCTGTCCCTGGAGCTGACTGGTGCCTTCATCAACGAGGCTAAGGAGATACAGCCCGAGATTATACAGGCGGTCATCTCAAGGCTCGGACGTTACCCAGCTCGTAAGGATGGCGTGGGGTGCACGTACCCTAGCCTCATCATGGATAGCAACTTCCCGAGTGAGGACAGCTTCATATACACGATGTTTGAGGAGCTCAAGCCCGACGGGTGGAAGCTATGGAAGCAACCTGGTGGACTGAGCCCACTGGCCGAGAATACCCAGAACCTACCAGAGACATACTACACCACACAGATGAGCGGTAAGGAAGAGAACTGGCTACGTGTCTATCGTGACGCGCAGTACGGCTTCGTGATGGATGGTAAGGCCGTGTGGCCCGAGTACCTGGAGTCGACACACCTATACGAGGGTGAGTGGAAGCCGAACATCAACAGACCTATACTCATCGGGATGGACTTCGGACGTACGCCTGTAGCGGTGTTAGCGCAGAAAGACATACTCGGTCGCTGGATGGTCTTTGATGAGCTACAGTGCTGGGACATGGGGGCTGAGCAGTTCGGTAAGTTACTCTATGAGAAGCTAGTGACTGAGTACCCAGGGTTCAAGGTCAAGGGGTGGGGTGACCCAGCGGGTGATGACCGTACCCAGGTCGATGACCGTACGCCGATACAGATGATTAACAAGGCGGGCGTGAAGCTTGTACCAGGGCCGACCCAGGACCCGTTTGTGCGTATCGAGTCAGTGCGTGCACCACTCATGCGGATGTATGACGGGAAGCCAGCGTTCCAGCTTACGCCTAAGTGTAAGACGTTACGTAAGGCCCTGGGTGGTGGGTACCAATACAAACGGATGCAAGTTGCTGGTCAAGCTCGCTACAGTGAGAAGCCCGATAAGAACGAATACAGTCACGTGTCCGATGCGTGTCAGTATCTGATGACGGGTGGTGGTGAGGCTACAGGCCTGGTGCGCACCCCTAACAGCAAGTTCAATGAGATGGCAGAACAGGTCCAGACTAAGCACGACCCGAGAGGTGGTGACGACGACTGGAGCCCGATGTAATAGTGACCGCTCAGCGGTCATGCACCCCGCTCTTAGGAGCAGTGTGGTATAATACGACCGAAGGAGTTAACCATGGGATTGTTTTCTGGTAAGTCAAGAAGCGGTATAGGTTCGCAAGGCCAGTCATTAGTTGATGACGCCAAAGCGTTGGCAGATAGAGATAAAGCAGAGTTTGAGGCGTTGCGTAAGCAACAGAGTGAAGATGCACAGGCGCTTAAGAAGCGCTCGAAGTCTATGCAAGGTGGCGGTAGAGCTGGCTTGATGTATGGCGGTAACGCCCAAGGGGTAATGTAATGAGTAAAAATCAAATGGAACAACTAGCTAAAAACATACTAGCGCGTCGTGAGAATAAAAGCTTTAGACCAGACAACAGTGAACCAGCAGTGCCTAGCGCAGTGAGTCAGCATGAGGCTGAGGCGATTAAGGTGATGGCACGTCGTGGTATCAAGGCTAAGGCCAAAGCGATTGCAGATGCACCAGTGGATGACTTCGGTGGCATCGGTGGTGATGAGCATGTTAACGATGAACACGATGATGCTGAGGTACCAGGTGAGGTTATACCAGCGCCTATCCAGTGGCACGAGATGAGTAAGCAAGAGCTACGCCTCGAGTGTGACAAGTTAGGCATCGAGTACAAGAAGAAAGATACTAACGAGAAGCTTATCGCTAAGCTCCAGGCTGGACCAGATGTTCAATAGAGCCAACCTGGCTATCGTAGCGGGTGCTGGTGAGAACCAGGTATTCGCATACAAGACAGATGATACCAGCTTCGACATACGCCAGGACGGCTACTTCGATAGCGCGTACGACGTGATGACTAAGGGTGCGTTTATCCTGGCCGACACTAAGTACGGGTCACTGGTGATGTACGTTGCTGGTGTGAACGTCGATGGTAAGAGTGTGGCAGTGTCTACGAATACACGTCCAACGCTTGAGGGTGCAGTAGCCAACAACAACAGTATCACAGTAGCTGAGATTGACGCTACACTTGCATCGTACAACATCCAGACACCACTATCACAGAGTACAGCGATATACATCCATGACACAGCGGGTAGCGGTGACAGGACGTTCCTGTGTAAGTATGACGAGAACATAGACCAGTGGTACTTTGAGAAGATGAACCCATGTCCAGCGACATCCGCAGACGTTAACGCGTTGAGTGCTGACAGCTTACAGACTCTGGTACAGCACGGTAACAAAATTAAGCGTGCTGAGATTGAGGCTTGTATCACTGATGCTGGCTATGCGCTACCGTCTGGCAACTACAACTTCACACTATACATCAACGACATCGGACGCGTGGATAACATGTACCTATGCCGTTATGACACTGTGCAAGATGAGTGGTACCAAGAACTGCTCAAGAAGGCCTAATAAGATGCTAGCCATACTCAGACACCTAATCATCGCGTTCATCGTTGCTACCCAGCTAGGATGTACTGTGAGGATACTTACATGGAACGATACGTCGGTACTTGATAGGGATTATGACGTATCGGCAATTAAGGTCATAGGAGGCCACGATGAACGAACGATTAAAAGAGATTGAGCAACGACTCAAGAAGGCCCGAGCTGACCGCTCAGCGGTCGACAACTACATAGACACTGCGTTCCGTTTCTCTATACCTCAGCGTCGTATCTACCTGGAGGCTCAGAACAAGATGAAGCCTAACCCAGAGATATACGATTCAACTGCGGTTGTAGGGACTCAGCGCTTTGCTACGAAGCTACAGTCGATGCTGGTGCCGACGGCTCAGTCATGGATGAACTTCGAGAACGGGTCAGACATGAAAGACGGGGACGATGCAGATACGCGTCAACTCCAATTAGACAAAGACAGTGAGATATTCTTCGATGAGCTTAAGCACTCGAACTTTGATACACAGGTTGCAGAGTCATTCCAGGACCTGGCAGTTACGACAGGTGCTATCCTGGTTAACCCATCTCCATTGGGGTCACACTCAGCGGTTGTGTTTAAGGCAGTGCCTATCAACGAGCTCTTTATTGAGATTCCATCTGGTGGTGCTATCGAGACAGCGTGGCGTGAGTATGACATACGCATCGCTGACATCGAGAGTACGTATCTAGGGGCTAAGCTTAACGAGGCCCACAAGAGAGAGTTGTCGAAGGACCCTAATGCGAAGTGTAAGGTGACTGAGTCAGTGATACACCGTGTCCTTACGAATACATACGACGTCGACATCTGTGACATGAAGACCGACTACTTCTTTCGCCAAACGGTTGAGGAGACTTCACCATGGGTTATCTTTCGTGAGAACGTGGTACCAGGGTCATCAATGGGTTTTGGGCGTATACTTCGTGTACTTCCAGACATCAAGATGGTTAACAAGATTAAGGAGCTCGTAGTCAAGGGTGGTAGCATCGCTGTAGGCGGTACATTCACTGCACATGACGATGGGGTCCTTAATCCGTATAACGTGCGTTTAAGACCAGGTGGCGTGATTCCTGTGAACTCTAATGATGCGCGTAACCCGAGTATCTCAAGACTTGACACTCCAACTAACTTTGACTGGGCCACTGTAGAGATAGCCCAGCTCCAAGCAACTATCAACGACGTGCTACTATCGAACCCATACGGGTCCATAGAGCAAGCGCCTGTACGTTCGGCTACTGAGATAGCATCTCGTAACCGTGAACTGTTTGACTCAGTGTCAAGCTCGTTCGGACGTATGCAAGTAGAGTTCGTTGCTCCAATGATTAAGCGTGTGTTAGCAGTCTTACAGAAGGCTGGACGTATTCGTGAAGACCTGGTACTGGATGGACGAGATGTCTCGTTCAACTTCGTATCACCGTTAACACGTCTACAACAATCAGCGGACATCGAGAACGTACTTGAGTGGTTATCAATAGTTGGTACTATGGGTGAGGAAGTAACTAACCTCACGGTTAAGATTGAAGATGTGCCACGTTGGCTAGCTGAGCAGTACAGCGTGCCTCTGGAGCTAGTGAGAACTGGTGAAGAGACTAAGCAAGCTGGTGTTGCTACTCAGAATGAGGCTCAAGGCCTAGACCCAGCTACAGGCGAACCACTTGCGGGTGGTATGCTCCCAGGTGGTGCACCAGGTGGTGTGGCATCTCCAGGCGGGCTTGACCCGATGTACGCATAATGCCAGGAGCTACAAGCTTTGCAGACTTAGCGAATAACGCTGAGGATGAGCAACAACCCGATGTGGAGACACAACTGGATAAGGACATGGCTGGAAAGCTCAGTATAGATAAGATTTTCCTAGACGTACAACGTACGACTGCGGGAAAGATAATGTTTGACTATCTGCGCGAGAGATTCGTGGAGACAGAGATAATCAAACCAGGGGACACTGCATCTGAGGCGTGGGAGCGCCAAGGTAAAGCTAACCTGGTACGTATGATGGAACGAGCGGTTGAAGACGCTATCCATTCGTCCAAGTGACGTTAAGCAACCCATAACCCGAAAGGATAATTATGTTTAAGTTTATTATGATGATGCTAACAGTATCAATGATGTTTGTAGATGGTGGAGAGGCTGGCGGTGCTGGTGGCTCAGAAGGTGGTGAAGGTGGACAACCTCCCGCTGGTGGTGCTGGTGACCCAGGTGCTGGTGACCCAGGTGCTGGTGACCCAGGGCTGGCGGTGGTGCTGAGATGATACTAGGTAAGTTCAAAGACCAAGGTGCTCTTGAAGAAGGGTACAGTGCGTTAGAGAAGAGATTGGGTAGTTTTCAAGGTACACCTAAAGATGGGTACGCTCCTATCGAAGGTATCGGTGAAACAAGCGCGGACCAGAACCGTCTTATGGCGGTCATTCAAGAGGTTGGAAAAGATGCTCAGATGGACCAAGGAACTTACGAGTCACTATACACTAAGATTGCCGAGATGCAAGCCAGGGTAGCAGAGGACGGTCTGAAAGAGACTATCAAATCTATACCCAACTATGACACACGTGCAAAGGCGATGCAAGATACTGTACTGAGATTCCTCAGACCAGACCAGGCAGAGTCAGTGGACGCACTAATGCAGTCTAAAGAAAGCTTTGAAGCTATTGAGATTATCATGGGACAACTACGCGGTGGTTCTTTACCTCAAGCTCCAGGCCAAGCTGATGGCATTAGTGACCATGATTTACGTACACAGATTAATGCTCTTAAACCATCCGATACAAATGAGCGCACACGTCTATTAAAGATATTAAATGGGCGCTCTGGTGGCCAAGGGTCGTTAGTTTAGGGAGATTATGGTATAATACCCTATCGCATTGAAGATAACTCGTTGAGCCTTCGTAACGTGCATAGGGTGACCGAAAGGATAATCGTCCGAAAATCAAGACAAAAATTTTAACATAAGGATTGACAAATGTCAGTTTATTTAAACACAGTAGCCGTTACAGAGTTTGACGAGCAAGTAAAAGAAAGTTTCCAAGGTGTAGGTCAACTGCGCGCATTAGTTACAGTACGTAACAACGTGACAGGTGCAGACTACAGATTCCAACAAATCGGTAAGGGTATGGCTCACAAGAGAACTGCACCGTCATCTGATTCAATTCCAATGAACATTGACTACAGTAAGGTACTTGTTATATTAGAAGACTGGGATGCTGATGAGTATACAGATATGTTCAAACAGAAAGA